CTAGCAAAGATTGAATCATCTTATGGGAGTAATCCATCTCCTGTAGCTGGTTCTAATGCTATTCAAGTTACTGATATAGAAGTAACACCAATCGAATCTGATAACGTACAAGCACCTACATTCCAAGGATTTTTAGGTAACAGTACACAAGGTTCATTACTTGCTAACAAACGTGTAGCTGTATCTTTCGGTGCTGAGTTATCAGGATCAGGCTCCGCAGGTACTGCAAGTGCTTTATCACCTTTGCTAAAAAGCTGTGGACTAAGTGAGAGTATTGTAAGTAGCACTAGTGTTACATATGCTCCTGTCAGTTCTTCTTTTTCTAGTTGTACAATTCTTTGTTTCTATGGTGCTACAAGGCACGTTATAACAGGGTGCAGAGGAACAGCTACTATCTCAATGGCAGCAGGTCAGTTTGCTCAAATCAACTTTGAGTTTACTGGTATATATAATGCTCCAGATAGTACAGCGATGTCTGGTACATTTACAGTTGCTAATCAATCAGCAGCGTTAGAAGTAAATGATACAAATATTACAACTGCAACATTTCATGGTGCTACATCACAGAGAATAGAATCTTTTGATTTAGCTCTAAACAATGAGGTGCTTTATAAAGAAACAGCATCTAGTCAGGAGGTATTGATTACTAATCGTGCACCTGGTGGAACTGCTGTGATAGAAGAGCCAGTTAGAGCTACAACAGATTACTTTGCTAAAGCTGTTGCTACTGCTACAGGTAATAGTTCTATTGTTCTTGGTGCTAGTGCAGGTAACATTGTTACTGTTAATGTTCCACAGACAGATATCACAGGAGTTACTCGTGCTGATACTGGTGGTGTAAATGCACTAAACCTACCGTACTTGGCATTACCTACAACAGCAGGTAATAATGAGCTAAGTATAGTAATGACCTAACTTATGCCATTAGTCTTTAAAAAAGTTACAGAATACGATTGGGATGTAACTGTTCAGACACCTTATAAAGGTAAATTTAAGAAAGAAACATTTACGGCTAAATTTAAAAATGTTAGTCGTAAAGATTTCGATAAGATGATTGATGGTGGTGATGACAATTTTGTCAAAACTGTTCTTGTTGGTTGGTCTGGTATTAAGGATGAGGAAGGTAATGATGTACCTTTTGATGACGATAATCTAGAAGCAGTAATGGAAAATCATTATATTGTACAAGCAATTATTGTTGCTTATGGCGAAAGTATGAAAGGAGCTTCTGAAAAAAACTAAGAGAGGTTGCGAAGTATTGGGTACAGGGTGATGTTATAGATGAAACGGTAGAAGCATTAAAAGCATTTGGTGCAACAGAAGAACAAATCGCAGCCGAACAACAAAATAAAAGAAACATAGATTGTATTGTTTGGGAAGAAAATAGAGAGATTGTAAATATGTTTTGGAAGTTATCAACGCAGTGGTATGTCAGTATGGCTGGATTAACTGGCATAAACTATAAATCTTTGGAATACTTGTGTAAAATATATACAGTTAAAGATTCTGTTGCTATGTTTGAAGGAGTACAGGTAATGGAATACGAAGCATTGAAACTTATGCAGAAGGATAAAAAATAATGGCAGATAGAACTACTAATTTAAAAGTTGTATTTAAAACAGAAGGTTTAGAAAATCTTCGTGGGCTTAGTAGTGGTTTACAAAAACTTAATAAAGGTGCAAAAGGTGCTGGTATAAGTGTCAAAGGTTTAATGAATGAATTGAAGGCAAAAGAAAGAACAGAAGTTAAAAGCATAAATAATACAAGAGCTTTGTCTAATGGTTACAGAGAACTAGCTCGTAATGTAGACATGAATAGTCGTGAGTTTAGAGAAGCGACAAGAGAGGCAAATAGATTAGACAAGTCATTAAGAAAAATGCAAAGAACTGCTAGTCGTGGAATGGGTGGCAGGTTGCGAGGTGCAGCAAAAACTGCTGGTGCTATAGGTGCTGCTGGTATTTTTGGTGGGGTTGAAGGTGCTGTTGGTGCAACTATTGGTGGCGTTCTTGGTGGCGGTGTAGCAGGTGCTGCTGTTGGTGGTGCTGTTGGTGCAACATTAGGTGGTGCCAGACAATCATTAGGTGAAATAGGTTCATATACTGCTGAGTTGAAAAAGCAAAGATTAGCATTAAAACTTGTTATTGGTGACACAGAACAATACAATCAAGCACAAGAGTTTTTAGCAAAAACAAGTGCAGAGTTAGCAATACCACAAGACGTTATTGTTAGACAATTTACAGCACTTACAGCTTCAGTTACTGGTGCTGGTAAATCTGTAAAAGATGCACAAGATGTATTTGTTTCTATAGCTTCTGGTATTAGAGGTACTGGTGGATCATTAGAAGATATGCGATCAGCAATGGTTGCAACTGCACAGGTATTCTCAAAAGGTAAGGTATCGGCAGAAGAATTGAGACAACAACTCGGTGAACGTTTGCCTGGGGCTTTTACATTATTTGCTAGGTCTATGGATATGACACCTGCGATGTTAGATAAAGCATTAGAGCAAGGTAAAGTAACACTAGATGATTTCTTAGGATTTAGTAAATTACTATTTAACGAGTATGGAGAAAATGCAAAGATTCTTGCAGAATCGCCTGCTGCTGCTGGAGATAGATTAGCTACAGAGTTTTCTAATTTTAAAGATAACTTTGGTGGTTTGTTTGCAAATATTGGTGCTTTATTTCAAGATCAAACAACAAAAACACTTAAATTCTTTAACACAAATAAAGATATTATAAAAAAAAGTATTACTGATATTGTTAATATTTTTCAAGGAGTTGGTCGTGTTCTTAAAAAAATTACATCAGATATTTTTGGTGTTGTATCAGGTGTGTTTGATTTTTTTGTCGGCAACATAAGAAAGGCTTTTGACAAAGTGGCCGAGATGGTTAATGCAATGTTAGATGCATTAGGAGATACATTAGAAGGATTTAAAAAAATACCAGGTTTAGGAAATATAATACAAAACTTTCAAGACTTTGATTTTAGGATAAAGCTTAGCGAAGGTAATCAAGAAGGTATAAAAAAAGCAATACAACCAGCAATTGATTATAAAAATGAACTTAAAAAACTTTTTGAAGGTACAGAAAATATGACAATAGAGGAGGTGTTTGGCACACCAAAGTTTGATGAGTTTGTAGAGAATGCACAAAGAGCAAAAGAAGCTACAGGTGAATTAAAGAAAGAGCTAGATGAAACATTTGGTACAAAGGTTGCAGCAGGTATGCAAAGTTATATTGAGTCTATTAAAGATGTAACAAAACAAATACAAAGCACTGTTGTTAATGCATTTAAAAATATGGAAGATGCACTTGTAAATTTTGTAATGACAGGAAAATTAAATTTTAGTGATTTTGCAAGATCTCTTATAGCAGACATGACAAGAATTATTATTAGACAAAAAGTAATGATGCCTTTATTAAAAGGTGTAAATAGTATTTTTAATCTTGGATTGTCATTTAGTGCAATGGGTAATGCTTTTGCTAAAGAAGGTTTAATGAAATATGCAAAAGGTGGAGTTGTAACACAGCCAACATTTTTTCGTTACGGAGCAGCAGGTAATTTAGGTTTGATGGGAGAGGCTGGATCACCAGAAGCTATATTACCTCTCAAACGTGGTCGTTCTGGTAATTTAGGAGTTGAGTCATCTGGTGGTGGATCTACTAATATAGTTATAAATGTAGATGCTACAGGTTCATCTGTTGAGGGCAACAATGCACAATCAAATGATCTTGCAAATGTATTTGCACAGGCTATACAAGCTGAATTGATAGCACAAAAACGTGCTGGAGGACTTTTATCTAACGCATAATTATGGCTACCTTTCCTAATATTAATCCATCATTTGGACAGCGTAAATTAAGTCAGCCTAATATAAAAAGCATACGTTATGCTGATGGATTTGAGCAGCGTCAATTAATAGGTATTGCAGCACATCAAAATCCCAAAAACTATAGTCTTAAATTTGAAAATATTACAGAAGCAGAAAGTGATACAATAGAATATTTTCTAAATGAAAGAGCATTAGATCAAGCATCATTTACATTCACACCTCCTGGTGAAGACTATTCAAAAACAGGTACATATAGTCAAAGCGGAACAACAATAACAATAACAATTACTGATCATCAATTATTTGCTAATGATTCGATTACTGTAGATTTTACTTCTGGTAGTGCGACAGATGGTAATTTTTCTGTAGTGTCTCTGACAAGTGCAAATGAATTTACTATAACTGCTGGTAGTAGTGCTACTAATTCTGGTAATTGTACAGTAACAAAATCAGGTGCATCACAATTCATTTGTAGAAGATGGAACAAAACTATCAACTTTGCAAATCGTGCAACAATATCAGCTACTTTTGAAGAGGTGTTTGAACCATAATGGCTATACCTACAGAAGAGCTACAAAAGGCAAATCCTAGTGCAAAGATTGAATTGTTTGAAATACATTTAGTTGCTGCATTACATGGCAGTAGTGATGTGAGTAGATTTCACAATGGTATTAATATGAACACTACATTTAATGTTGTTTTTCAAGGTAATACATATATACGCATACCTATAGAGGCAAATGGTTTTGAATATCAAGCAACAAAAACATCTAGGCCAAGACCTACATTAAGGATTAGCAATATATTGTCTACTGTTACTGCATTAATGACGCAAGCAAACCAAACTACGCCTAAAAATGATCTTAATGGTGCTAAATTTGTACGAAAAGTTACGTTGTTGCGTTATTTAGATAATGCTAATTTTGAATCAGGAACAAATCCTTATGGAACACCTGCTAATAATACATACGAAAATCAAACATTTTTCATTGATAGAAAAATTGTAGAAAGTAAAGATTTTGTAGAATTTGAATGTACATCATCTCTAGACTTGCAAAATCGTAATGCACCTAAGAGAATAATTACAAGAAAAGATTTTCCATCTGTTGGTACGTTTGCATGAACACTTGGCAAGAACAAGCATTACACCATGCTAAAACATCATTACCTGATGAAAGTTGTGGTTTAGTTATAGATATAGATGGTAAACAAGAATATTATCCATGTAAAAATATAGCTATTGAAGGTATTAATAGTTTTACAATTGATCCAGAGGATTATGCAAAAGCAGAAGAAAGTGGAACTGTATTATATATATGTCATTCGCATCCTAATGGCGATTTAACCGCATCAGAAGATGATATAAAATATTGTGATTTTATTGGATTACCTTGGTTTATATTGAATCCTATAGATGATGAATGTATAGAACTAAAACCAAAAATACATAAACCAATGCTTACAAAAGATAAATTTATAGATAGGGAAAAAACAAAAGATGAAAAAGGTTTACGCAAAATAAAAGTATATGGCAGATTAGCAGAATTAGTTGGCTGGCACGTTAATTATGCAGATGTAAAAAATATGAAAGACGTTTATAAATATCTTGTATGTAATTATCCTAGTATTGATGAACATATTAAAAGTAATATGTATCGTATAACAATCAATAACGATGTTGTAAAAACTGAAGATGATTTGTTAGTTTATAGTGAAGGTGAAATAAGAATAATTCCAATAGTTTCTGGTGCATGGTGGTTTGTACCAGCATTGTTTATAGGTGGTGGTGCTGCTGTTACTGCTGTTGCAACCGCAGGTACTATTCTGGCAACAATTGGTGCTACCTTAACGACTATTGGAGTATCAATGGCTTTGCAAGGTGCTGCAAATATGCTTTTTCCACAGCAACAGCCAAATGTAGGTGATGTATCATCAGGATTAAGTGAAACAGATGCAAGGGTTAATTATTCATTTAGTGGTATACAAAACGTATCTCGTAGCGGTGTTTGCATACCTTTAATTTATGGAGAAGTGTTTACTGGCTCAATCGTGGTCAGTTCTGGTACTGACACTGCCCCTGTATTTAAGGATTAATTATGACTATCCCAAGTGATATTAATGATGTTAATAGTCTTAGATTTAAAAAGAATGATGTTGAGGGTCAACTTAATGTAAGATATTACGACAATGAAATGAAAGAAGGCGAGATTGGTTCTCGTCAGTTTGTCACTTTATTAGATGTTATAGCAGAAGGAGAGATTGCAGGTTTTCCATCTGCTATAGCTGCTGGTCATACACAAGGAACAAATGATTACAACACAACTAGTCTTAAAGATGTATTTTTAAATAATACACAAGTACTTAAAGAATCAGCACCTAATACAAATCCTGATGATTCTGATTTTAATTTTGGTACTGCTGATTCGAACAGACCAAGATTTATCCCACGTTTTGGTAAATCTTCACAAACAAAAATACCTGGATTAAAAGAAACAGAAAGAGATAGAACTGTTGGTGTAACTGTAACAGTAGCAAGTCCACAAACAGTAACTATCACAGATACAAGTACTGAAGGTATTAGAGTAACGATAGGTTTTCCTAGATTACAAAAGATTGAAGATGATGGGAATATATCAGGTACTACTGTTAATTATAATATTGAGGTTAAAGATCAGGCAGGTACAACCTTAAAAAAAATAATACCTTCTGTAAGCGGTGGTGGCACATTACCAAGTAATACTACTACTGGTGCTTTAGTAACAGGTAAAAGTACATCACCTTACTTTAAAGATCATATAATATTTTTGCCTGATGATATACAAAGTTCTGATTTTCCATTGACAGTAACTGTTACAAGAATAACAGAGGATAGCACTGACAATTTATTGCAAAATGCATTTGAACTTACATCAATAACTGAGCTAGTTTTTGATCCATCAACATACAACAACACCTCGCTTGCTGCATTACGATTCGATTCTGAAATTTTTAGATCGATACCAAGACGTACTTATAGAGTACGGGGAAGATTAGTCAAAATACCTCATAACGCAACTGTAAGATCTGATGGTTCTTTATCTTTTAGTGGATCATTTAACGGAACACTTAAAACTGCAAAAGAATATTGTAATGATCCAGCTTGGGTTCTTTATGACATTATTACCGAAAGTAGGGCTGGATTTGGTGATTTTGTTTCTGAAGATCAAGTAGATAAATATGCTTTTTATTCTGCATCAGAATATAACTCTACTCTTATAGATAATGGTCAAGGTGGTTCATCGCCTAGATTTAGTTGCAATATTGTTATTCAAAGTAGCCATCAAGCTTATACATTATTAAATAAAATTGCATCAATAATGAGAGCAACTTTATTTTACGAAGATGGTAAGATAACTCTTTCACAAGACAGACCGACAACAAGTAGTTATTTTTTTTCATATGCAAATGTTACAGAAGATGGTTTTGTTTACACAGGTGTTAGCCAAGCAACAAAAGATACAGTAGTAAATGTCAAATATTTTCAGAATGAAACAAGAACATATGAATATGAAACTGTAGAAGATACATCTGCAAATCAATCAAAATATGGTGTTGTGGTAAGAAATATTGAAGCTATAGGTTGTAGTGATCAGGCACAGGCTAGAAGAATGGGTTTGTGGCATCTTTACACACAGAACAATGAAACTGAAACAGTTGCATTTACCACCACAGCAGATGCTGGTTCATTAATAAGACCTGGAGATATTATTACTGTTCAAGACCCTGTTCGTAGTGGAATAAGAAGATCAGGAAGAATATCAGCAGCAACAACTACACAAATCACAGTTGATAATACAAAAGATTTACCCACAGAGGCAGCATCTGGTGATAAATTATCTGTAATACTCACAGATGGTACACTAGAAACGCAAACAATATCAACAATATCTGGGTCTGTTATTACAGTCTCAAGTGCATATGCTTCTGCACCACAAGTTAATGGAATGTGGTTATTAGTTAGAGCAACAACAGAAACAGAAGATTTTAAGGTTATATCTGTTAAAGAAGACAATAATTTATTTACAATTGCAGCAATGTTTCATAATCCAGATAAATATGCATTTGTTGAAGATGGTGCAGCGATAACAATACCTGTCATAACAAATCTTATAGAACCAAAACCAGCACCAAGTAGTATTTCAGCAGAAGAAAGAATTATAGTTCTTGGTGATAGAGCAGTAAGTAAGTTAATTGTTTCATGGCAGCCAGTAGCGGGTGTTTCTCAATATTCTATAAAACATAAATTTAATAATGGTAGTTTTCAGACAACGATTGTACAAAGTCCTGTTTTTGAAATATTTGACAGTGAATTAGGTACATATGAGTTTGAGGTACATAGTTATAATGCATTTTTCGAGCCAAGTATAGATTCAACTTCATTGACTTTTGTAGCAGAAGGTAAAACTGCTGTACCTGCTGATGTTACAGGACTTCTGGTTGAACCTGTATCTGATCAATTTTTGCGTTTACGTTTTAATCAATCCACGGATGTTGATGTAGTACATGGTGGAAACGTAGTTGTAAGACATAGTAATTTAACAGATGGTACTGGTACTTTTACTAATTCTGTTGATATTATCCCTAGATTGCCAGGATCTGTGAGTGAGACACTTGTTCCAGCGATTGATGGTGAGTATATTTTAAAATTTAGGGATGATGGTGGTAGATTAAGTGCAGGTGAAGCATCTGTAGTTGTAACTAACCCTGACCCATTTCCAAAGCTTGTTACATTTACAGATAGAGAAGATACAGACAGCCCACCATTTGCAGGTACTAAAGTAGATTGTTTTTTTAGTAATGATGTTAATGGACTTGTTCTTGGTTCGTTAGAGACATTAGATGATGTAACAGATTTTGATGCTATTGCAGACTTTGACTTTTTAGGTGCTGTAGATATTACTGGTGGTTCTTATGATTTTGCAAATATTTTAGATTTAGGTTCTGTACACCCACTAAGACTAACAAGACATTTTGTAACACAAGGTTTTTACCCTAATGATTTAATAGATAAAAGATCAGCAAAAATTGATACATGGAGAGACTTTGATGCTGCTACTGCTTTTGATGTTAACGCTAAATTATTAGTTGCTACTACAACTGCTGCACCTAGTAATGGGTCAAGTTATCAAGATAGTGATTTTACAGGAAAAACATTTAATACATTTGCTAATGGTACACATATAGGTAGAGGATTTAAATTTAGATGTGAAATGGATACTGATGACCCAGCACAAAGTATTGAAATAGATCAGCTAGGATATACAGCAGAATTAGATAGAAGAACAGAGCAAAAATCTAATTTAAGTTCTGGCACATCTTCTTCTGGGCTTGCTGTTACCTTTGACCATGCGTTCTTCACAGGTGCTACTGGTACTGATGTTGCAGCAGGTTCACAATTACCAAGTATTGGTATTACTGCTAATGATCTTGGTGGAACTGATCGTTTTGAAATAACTAACATAAGTGGTTCTGGTTTTACTATAAAATTTATTAATGCAAGTAATGCTGTACAAAATAAAACATTTAGTTATACTGCCGTAGGATTTGGGCGTGGTAGTTAGTGTTAAATTAAGATATACTTAAATAAAAATTGGATTAGGTAATGGCTCAACACGATTATGTTATAGACAACTCTACTGGATCTAATGTACGTGCAGATATAAATTCTGTATTACAGGCAATTGCAACAAATAATTCTCCTGTTGGCACAGGTCATACAAACCCACCAACTACAACATTTGCTACATCATGGTTTGCTGATTCTGATAATAACTTAATGAAGTTACGTAATACTGCTGACAATGCATATATAAATTTATTTTCTCTTGCAGGCGCACCTGCTTTTCCATTAGATGGAACTATAAACTCTGTAAATATAGGTAAAGGTGCAAACTCTGTTTCAACAAATACTGTTCTTGGAGTAAGTGCTTTAGATGCTTCTGTTTCTGGTACAAACAATACTGCGATTGGAAATGAAGCATTAACTGCGTTAACTTCTGGCTCATTTAATACGGCAGTGGGGTCTGAGTCAATGAAAGCACTTACAACTGCAAACCATAATACCTCTGTAGGTCATAATAATTTAGAAAAAACTACAACTGGTTCTTCAAATACTGCTGTGGGAAGTAATGTTTTATTTGAAAATTTAACTGGACAACAAAATACAGGCATGGGATATGCTTCCTTACAAAAAAATACAGGAGATTATAACAGTGGATATGGTTCTAATGCATTGCTTTTAAATACAAGTGGAGCTTCCAATTCTGCGTTTGGAGCGTTTTCGCTAGATGCCAACACAACAGGTTCTAATAATGCTGGATTTGCTAATAATACTTTAAGTTCCAATACAACTGGCGGTAACAATACAGCACTCGGAAGGCAATCTTTAGAGAATAATACGACAGCTTCAAACAATACAGGGGTTGGATACCAAGCTCTAAAAGCAAACACAACTGGTGCTAACAACACTGCGGTAGGTGGAAGTTCTTTAGCTGCAAATACCACAGCAGACAGTAATACAGGAATTGGATATTTTTCTTTAGCAGCTAATACCACAGGAGCAGGTAACACTGCACTAGGTAAAGGTACTGTCCGCAGTAACACGACAGGTACAAATAATACAGGAATTGGTTTCGATTGTATGAATGGAAATACAACTGGATCAGATAATACTGCTATGGGATCAAATGCCTTAATCTCAAACTCAACAGGAGGAAGCAATACGGCTGTTGGTAAACAAGCTTTACAAAGTAATACAACTGCTTCTAATATTAGTGCTTTTGGATTTGATGCACTAAAATCAAACACAACTGGATCAACAAATACCGCTTTAGGATCAAATGCTTTAGATGCCAATACTACTGGTGGTAGTAATCTTGCTGTAGGTAATAGTGCTTTAGGTGCGAATACTACTGCGTCAAACAATACCGCAGTGGGTATCAATTCTCAAGCAGATAATATAACTGGAACACAAAATACTTCCGTAGGAACAAGAGCTTTAGAAGATAACACTTCATCTAATGACAATACAGCAGTGGGATATGCTTCTCTTTTAGTAAATACTGCTGCAAACAATACAGGCGTAGGATCTTTTACGTTAGTAAATACTACATCTGGTGCAAATAATACAGCAGTAGGTAAGTCAGCACTAGGGGCAAACACAACTGGAGAAAAAAATGTTGCTGTAGGAGCTAATGCAGCAGATGGATTAACAACAGCAAATAGAAATACAGCGATTGGTAATTTCTGTATGGGAAATGGAACTATTACTGGAAGTAATAATACTGCCGTTGGAGATAATGCTGCGAGGAGTTTGACCAGTGGAACAATAAATACTGTTATTGGACATGAGGCTGGATATAATCTTACGACAGGAGATAACAACACTTTAATAGGGCATGATGCTGGTACAGCTAATTCACCGTCAGGAAATCAAGTAACAGGTAGTAATGTTGTTTGTTTAGGAGATAATAATGTTCAGTTTTTATGTGCAGCCACCAGTACAATTACTACTTCTGATGCAAGAGACAAAACAGATGTTCAAGATTTTAGTCAAGGTCTAAGTTGGATAAACTCCTTAAGACCTGTAACCTATAAATGGGATAGAAGAAGCTGGTATGGAACAAAGGAAGAACCTTATGGAACTCCAGACGGATCAAAAAAACAAAGTCGGACTCATGTTGGATTTTTAGCACAAGAAGTTTTAGAAATAGAAAAAGCAAACGGCTACGGTGATAATAATGATAATTCTCTTTTAGTTACTCTTAATAATGATGGCATGGGTTATGGAATAGGTTATGAACGACTTGTACCAATGCTTGTAAATGCTATCAAAGAGTTATCAACTAAAGTCACAGCCCTCGAAGCAGGGTAAAATTAAAGTAACCAATTTTTAATTATGGTAGAAAGAACCTCAGATGAAATCGCAGCAATTTTTTCTGCTGCTGGCGATAGCGTAACTGTGATTAATGCAGATGCAAACTATTCAGCTTATGTAACAAGAACAGCATCTCTTGATACTGAAGCTGAATGGAAAACAATGATTCAAAGAAATGTAGAGCATCTTGAAATTATCAAGGCCTACAAAAAACTAGATGAAACGACTTCTATTTGGACATCTGAAGATTTTACAGACATAGATGCTGCTATCACTGCTGGTAAAAAACTCTACTAAATTATGAATCTTAAAGAAAAACTACAACAGCTAGCTATTGAAAGGCAAAACTTACAAATTGCTTTGTATGAAGTTAGCGGTGCGATGAAGATTCTTGAGCAGCAGATTCTTGAAGCTGAACCCGAAGCAAGCCAGCCATCAGATACAGAGGCATCAACCCCACAAGAAGTAACAGC